GATATTATACATCTAGAACCAATTTCTGACATTCATATTGGTCACGCAGGTTTTGATGAGGAACATTATAAGAAAAGAATCAAAGCAATTTGTAGAGACAAGAACCGATACACATTCTTTGGTGGAGATGCACTTGATGCGATCACTACTTATGATAAACGATTTAATCCTGACATGAGTTTGGAACATGACATAGACAATCAAAGAATGAGATGGCAAAACCTTACTCAAAAACTATTTGATATTCATGCTGAACAAAAGAATGAAAAGGTGTGGGGATTCTTTCATGGTAATCATGACTATAAGATACCTCAAATCAGCAGGGCATACCTGCAAAATACAATGTGTACTCCTAACAACCTGACATTTTTAGGCAGCCGTGGTGTATTAGGATTGGAAATTAAATATAACAAAAAGATATTAGCACAGTGGTCTATACTATTCATGCATGGATCAGGTGGGGGTAAACCAGAAAGAATGATGGAACAAATGAAACATAATGCTTACTATGACGTGTTCTTATGTGGACACTTACATCAAAAGAGATACCAACCTGAATTGGTATATGATTTTGACTGGGAGAGTGGCAAGACATGGGAAAGAGACATTCATCTAGGTAATACAGGCACATTTTGTAAGACTTTGGTAGAAAATACAGATGGATACATGGATAGAAAGAATGAAATCATAGGTTCACAGATAGGAACACTAACACTATCATTCAATGCTAAGGAGGCAACTATAAATGGTCATATCTAAACCTGTTCGTCAAAAGAAAAAAACTATTCCAAATTATATAAATGTGGATACAACTCCTAAAAGAGTTACCACTAGAGACAAGGTTATAAAGAGTTTGAAAAAGAACAAGTCAGGAATGTCTTTAATTGCAATAGGTGAGGACGCTGACATAGCAAGTCAAGGTAATCTTCATGCAGTAATGAAACTTATGTTGAGAAGAGAAGAGGTAACATTATCACAATGCACTCACTGTGGACGAACAGAATTATATAAACTTTCTATATAATAATATTTATATTTCTTTTTATATTTCTTTCAATAGAATAATTTAAATAAGGTATCAAATAATAACTTGTTATGTTTATAGAAATTCATATTGAGGATCTGAAAGATCCACAAATTGTTGCTATTGAGAAAGCAGGTGCAGTTGCTGAAGCATTAGAAAAACGAGGTAAACGTTTCCGTCTAGGAAAAACATGCTAATTTTTTTCAGTTAGATTTATATTATAACTAAGTTCTATAGAATATATGAATTTTAATTGTGGAATAAAATCAATATCTATCAGTTCCAATGCCAAGAAAGTGTATGAGGAACTTGATAATATACGCCCTAAGCATATTTCTTTCAGCTTAATGTTGGCTATAACAGCAGATGAATATATCAAAAACCATAGAAAAGGTTTAGTAAAGTTAGATAGTTTTACTAGCGATGAAGTAAGTTCTAAAATACCAAACTTCCTAGCTGACATAGAGGATTGGGCAGGATATATTACAAGCGTAGATGATGAAGAAGTCAAGTCATTGCAGCAAAGAATACTACAGTTACAAAACATAATGGATCAGAGAGATGGAAGAGCAAACTTATACTGAGTCAGCACTGATTGATGTTTTTGTAAACATCAGTGGCACTGGAATATTACAGGGTAGAAAATACTTTGATGTGTTAAATTCACTTACTCCTAACAGTACGTTCAGTCTCAATGTAATGGAAGATGGTATCTACAAGTACTTTTTAATGAGACAGAATGAGTTTAAGCATGTTATTAAACAAGCAATTCTAAAATATCTTGAGACAAAATATGCTGACTACACAGAGGTAAGACATTCATTTAGAAATCTAAAGATCAATTTAATATCCAATGATATTACTCAGATGCATGAGCTTAATGCAAAAGAACATGAACAAACCACAGTGACATTTGACTGTGAGATAGTAGCAGTTGAAAAAGAGAAATCATATATCAAAGAGGCAAAAGGTGTATGTCCTTTGTGTTTTAGAACACAAGATGTTAAGTGTGATTACGAAAGAGATATTACTACAATTATATGTGACAATATAAAATGTAAGAAACACAAACTAACTATATCTAAAGACGGGTTAGTTACAGATAACATACAGTATATCTATGTTCAACAGTTATTATCTGACGCACAAAACAGTACACCTGTAATGTTCAGGGCAGTAGCAGTTGATGAGTTGTCAGGTAAGATATATGTCGGTCAGAAGAAAAGAATAACAGGTATGTACAAGTCAGTAGTAAAACTAGGTAAGGAAGGCAACATACATGACATAATCATAGAGATAATATCTGTTCAGGATTTGGAGAAAAAGAATGACGTATGTATGACAGAAGAAGAGATAGACAAACTAAAGAAAGCATCAAAGGAAGAAGACTTTACTAAAAAACTAACCAATAGTTTTGCACCACTCATCATAGGCTATGAGGATATCAAGTTCTCCATACTATTGATGTTGGCAGGTGGGTATTCCACAGTGAAACGTAATGATATTAACATACTGTTGGTAGGTGATCCATCATTGGCAAAGTCAGAACTACTAAAGGAATGTTCAAAGATTTCCAACAAGTCCATGTATACCTCAGGCAGAGGAGCAAGTGCAGCAGGACTTACAATAGGTATAGTCAAGATGGAAAACGGTACACAGGTAGCACAAGCAGGGGTACTACCACTATGTAATGAGGGACACGCATGTATAGATGAGTTTGACAAGATGAACCCTGATGATAGAAGTGCAATGCACGAGGGCATGGAACAGCAAACAGTATCAATAGCAAAGGCAGGATTTAGAATGACACTACCTGCAAAGGCTAGCATACTTGCAGCAGCCAATCCAAAGTACGGTAAGTATGACATTGAATCGTCATTGATAGACAACATCAACATACCTGTACCATTAGTGTCAAGATTTGATTTGATATGGCTGATAAGAGATGTAGTTAACGTAGACGAAGACAGTAGAAAGGCACAGCATGTACTTGATACATTCACTGGCAATGACATGTCAGGGACAACATATCTTTCAAGAAATGAACTCACATCATATCTTAATTACATAAGAGAGTATCAACCAACAATAACTTTAGAAGCAAAACAAAAACTTGCTGAAATTTATAAAACAATGCGTCAGTTATCCGTATCCAACGACTCACTCGCTATCGGAGTACGACAACTCGAAGCCCTCGCTAGGTTAGCGACAGCACACGCAAAAATTTTGTTCAAAGACAAGGTAGAAGTCTCAGATGTACTCATCGTGGAAGCACTCCTGAAACGAATGTTCGGCTCACTGGGAGTAAACACCGACAACAAATTCAGTCAAGCAACGTTTGTAGTTGGCAAGAAAGAGAACAAGGAACAAACAGCACACTCAGTATGGGCAGAGTGCATGAACGAAAAGGGAACAGTAATGTATGAGAACTTTGTAAAAAAATTAGGAGAGAACCCTTTGTTTGACGAGAACTCTGCAAAGAAACTATTTGGCAACTGGGAACAACAGTGTGTGATAAAATTGAATGGTGATGGATCATACCGAAAGCTGTAAAACCAAAGACTCATATAGAGGAAGATTCTATAGATAACATGAGTGAATTAGAAATTGAAATTGACGAAGTTGAAAATGAAAAAACTTTAGAAACAAAAAGTCCAGAGATACAACTAGACCTGTCAGTAGGTCAGTTAGAAGGTGTTGGTGCTGTAACTACAAAGAAACTTGAATCCTTTGGTATTATTAACATAATAGACGTATGTGTCAGAGGTGGAAAAGAAGTGTCAGAGATTACTGGCGTAGATAAAAGTAAAGCAAACAACTGGGTGTTCAACTCACAGAAGATACTTGAGGAACATGGTCTTATCAGAAAAACTGATATGGATATCATGGAATTAATGGAGTATCAAGAGGCACAACCTAGACTTGCATCTAAATGTAACGAGGTAGACGACCTGTTTAGTGGTGGTCTTGTTTCAGAAGCAGTATATGAGGTATACGGTGAATTTGGCTGTGGCAAGACACAGTTATGTTTGTCACTGGCAGCAGAAGCATTGGCAAATGACGAACCTGTCGTATGGATTGACTGTGAGGATACATTCAAACCAAGAAGACTTAAAGAAATTATGTTGGCAAGGGAACTGGCTACAGAAGAAAATATTGATGAGAAACTCAGTAATGTAAAGTATTTTTATACACCTAACACAGAACAACTGTTGGGCACTGTTGACTCTCTGTCAAAACTAATGCTAG